TCCTTGTTACAAAAACTTGGTATTAACTGGATTAAATAAAACATTGCCATATATACTATCTGAAAAAAAATGTTTAGTTTTTGAAAGTTTTAAAAGTTTACTTCTTAGTTGGCAATGGGGATATAGGTTTGCAGTTTCACTAGAAGGAAGTTCGGTGTCTGATTGGCAACGTGAAAAATTAATAACAATGGGTTCAGAAATAATATTCGCATTCGACAAAGATGTAAATAATTTGAAGGTGAAAAATAAAGATGGTAGTGAAATAAAATATTTGACTGTGATAAAAAATATGTTTAAGGGTAAAACGGATTTATCATTTATATATGATAAAGGCAATTTATTGAGTAAGAAGATGTCTCCGGTTGATAAAGGTGTAAATACATTTAAATATTTATATGATAATAGAATAAAAATAAGATGAAGAGGGTGATGTATAAATATTAAAAAATTTACATATATTGAGGTGAAAAATTATATTGAGAGTTTGGGGTATGAGTTAGTTAGTGAAGAGTATGAAAATAATCATGCGAAACTTATTTTAAAAGATAAAGATGGATATTATTATGTGATATCATTGTCAAATTTAAAATGGGGGAAAAGCCCAAATAAATTTGATAAATTGAATCAATATACTGTTCAAAATATAAGACTATGGTGTAAGTTAAACAACAAATCATTTGAGTTAATAAGTGAAATATATAATGGAAGTGAAAAATACCTTAAATGGGAATGTTTAAATGAAGATTGTAAGGAAGAGTTTAAGACGGTTTGGAGTAATATATATAGTGGTAGAAGTTGTCCTTATTGTTCGGGCAAACAAGTTGGAATTTCAAATTGTCTTGCCACTAAAAAACCTGTTCTTGCTAAAGAATGGCATCCAACAAAAAATGGTAATTTAACTCCGTATGATGTAACCTGTGGTAGCAGTAAAAAAGTATGGTGGATTTGTGAAAAGGGTCATGAATGGGAAGCAAGCAGAAATAAGGGTAGTGGTTGTCCTCAATGTTCTGGTAGACTTCCAACAAAAGAAAATAACTTATTGAACTCTAATCCAGATTTATGTAAAGAATGGAACTATAAAAAAAATATTAAAAAACCAGAAGAGTATACCCCTTATTCTACAAAAAAAGTATGGTGGCAATGTAGTAAAAATATTAAACACAAATGGAAAGCATCTATTTTGAATAGAAATTTTAGACGAGATAAATGCCCATATTGTTCTGGTCGCAATGCAAGCGAAGATTATAATTTAAAAATTATAAATCCGAAACTTTGTGGAGAGTGGGATTATAATAAAAATAAGAAAAAACCAGAAGAATATACTCCTGGAAGTAATCAAAAGGTTTGGTGGAAGTGTAGAGAATGTAGACATGAATGGAAAGCAACTATCCATAATAGAAGTAATGGTAGAAATTGTCCAGAATGTAATTTATCCAAAGGCGAGTTAAGGATAAAAGATATTTTAATTAAATTTAACATATTATATATTTCACAAAAAGAATTTGATGGATTAATTGGTTTAGGAAATGGTTTATTATCATATGACTTTTATTTACTTGATTATAACTTACTTATTGAATATCAAGGAATACAACACGAAAAATTTTGTAGAGGATTACATAAATCTAAAAAAGATTTTGAAAAACAACGAGAACATGATAGACATAAAAAAGAGTATGCTTATAATAACAATATAAAACTATTAGAGATATGGTATTGGGATTACGATAATATTGAAGAAATATTAACTAATTATTTGAAGGAGATGATTAAATAACAGAAATAGAAACAAAAAAAGAAAGATATTCATATTCAAGGTTAAACTCATTCGATAATATTAATAATTGTCTATATTGTTGGTATAAGACCTACATACTTAACGATAGGGGAATTAGTAATGGATTTGCAGATTCAGGCACATACTATCATGAATTAATAAAAGATTATTTTGATGAAAATATATTTTTATTTGAATTTAAAGATAAGTATACAAAACTATTTAAGAATATGAAATACAAATTACCTATATTTCCTGGAAGAGATGGAGGTAAAACTAACTTAAATATAATTAACTATAATAAAATAATGAACCACATAGATACTTTTGATTTTTTTAATGATTATAAAATAGTTGAATATGAACAAGAGCACATTTTTGATATTGATGGAATACCTTTTATATCAATACCTGATTTAGTTGCCTATGATAAAAAAAATAATTTTGTTTTGTTTGATCATAAAGTTAGTAATATATGGAAAAATAATGAATTAAAAAATAAAAAAAGACAAATGTATTTGTACGCTTTAGCTATATACAAAAAATACAATAAATTAGTTAATAAAATAAAAATTAACTTTTTCAAAGAAAATGAAATAGTTGAATATGAAATTATTAATGAAGAATACAAAGAAATGAAAGAATGGGTATATATAAAAGTAAGTGAAATAAATAATGTAATAGATATATATGATAGTGGTAATTATGACAATATAGAAGATATATTTACACCAAGATGTAAAAATAAAAACAATGATTTTTATGCAAAGCATTTATGTTCACATAGAAATAATTGTCAGTTTAAAAAATTTAAATAAATTAACTGGAGGGATTACATGGAAAAAGTTATAAAAAGAAATGGTACATTAGTAGATTTTGATAATTATAAAATTACTATTGCAATATTTTCTGCATTAAACGAAAGTAAAGAAGGTGCTTATGAAACAGCACAAGAGTTGTCAAATAAAGTTGTAGAAAAAATAAATCATAACGACAAAATGAAAGTAGAAGATATTCAAGATGTTGTTGAAGAAGTTTTAATGACAGAAGGTTATTGTAAAACGGCAAGAAAATATATTTTATATAGAGAGGATCATAAGCAACAAAGAGAATTTGAATCAGATTTAATGAAACGTATTGCACAAATTGATAAAGAAACCGAAAGAGATAATGCAAATATTGGTCATAATCCTGCGTCAAAAATGTACCAAATGGCATCTGAGGCAAGTAAGCAATATTATTTAAATAAATTAATACCAAAACATTTAAGTAAGTTGCACAAAAGCGGAGATATTCATATTCACGATTTAGACTACTATTCTAAAACTTTTAATTGTCTCTCGATTCCCTTAGAGCAATTATTAAGAACAGGATATAATGGAGAATATGGTTATGTTAATTCCCCAAAAAGAATAAAAAGTGCTATGGATTTAGCAGCAAATATTTTACAACGTGCCTCTAATGATATATTTGGGGGGACTATGTTCCCAAATATTGATATTACAATAGAAAATTTAATAAATGATAAAATAATTGAAGAACCAAAGGATAAAGATTTAGAACAAGCATGTCAAAGTTTATTATATAATTTAGCAACCATGCCTACGAGAGCAGGAAATCAAATTCCATTTTCTTCTATTACATTTGGTTTAGGAGTAGGAGTATGGGCAAGAAAAATTAGTTATGCTATATTAAAAGAATTTGAAAAGGGTATGGGTAAAGGAGAGACATTTATTTTTCCTAATTTAGTTTTTAAAGTTAAAGAGGGAATTAATTTTAATCTAAGCGATCATAATTATGACTTATATAGGTACGCATTAAAAGTATCATGTTTAAGAATGAATCCAACTTTTGCATTCATGGACAATGCAGGTAATCAAAATTTTCCTGCTGAAGAAATAAATCCAATGGGATGTAGATCAAGAATTGTAGCAAATTGTAATGGAAAATCACAATCTGAAAAAAGGGGAAATATCTTTCCAACAACTATAAATTTACCAAAAATAGCATTAAAAACAAAGGGTTCTCATTATGAAAAAGATATTAAAGATTTTTGGAAAAGATTAGATAAAATGCTATGTAACGTTAAAGAACTTTCATTGCATAGATGGAATATATTAAATAAATTAAAAGTAAAAGATATTCCTTTTATATTTGGAGAAAATGTTTATTATGACGCAAGTAGATTAAATCCAGAAGAGACAATTGAAGAATCATTAAAGCATGGAACAATTGCAGTAGGTTATGTTGGAATAGCAGAATGTCTTAAAGAGCTAGTTGGATGTCATCACGGAGAAAGCGACAGAGCATTAGAATTAGCATTAGAAATCAATAAAAAAATAAGAGACTTTTGCGATTCTTTAATTAAAGAAACCAGTTTAAATTGGTCTTGTTATGCAACACCTGCGGAAAGCACTTGCAATAAAGTATTAAATGATAGAGAAGAATTTGGAATTATTAAAGGAGTTACAGACAAAGATTACTATACAAATAGCTATCACATACCAGTATATTTTCCAATAACAATTGCTAGGAAAATTACAATTGAAGGTCAATTTCACAAATACAATAACGGAGGACATATAACATATATTGAATTAGACGAAGCACCAATTCATAATGTTGATGGTGTTGAACAAATATTAAAGCATATGAAAAAGTCAGACGTTGGCTATTGTGGTATAAATTTTCCAAAAGATGAATGTTTAAATATAGAATGTAGAAATAGTGGAGTATTTAATGATTGTTGTACAAAATGTGGAGGTGACAATATAAGAAAATTAAGGAGGATATCTGGTTATTTAGGAATAGAAAGTAGAATAAATTATAGTAAAAAGCAAGAAATTAACGAAAGATTAAAACATAACAAAGTTATTAGTGGAATATAATAAATGATTGAAATTTCAGGTGTTAGAACGGAAAGTCTTGGAGATGGAATAGGTATAAGAACAGTAATATTTTTTCAGGGATGTAAACATCATTGTTATAAATGTCAAAATCCAGAAACACAAACAAAAGGAAAAGGAAATAATGTGAGTTTACAATATCTATTAAATATTATAGATAATGATAAACTTGCGATAGGTGTAACTTTTTCTGGAGGTTGCCCAATGTGTTTTCCTGAACAAGTTATTGAATTAGCAAAAATAATTAAAGAAAGAAATAAAAATATTTGGTGTTATTGCGGAGAAAAAATAGAAGAATTAAAAGATAAACAACTTGAGTTATTAAAATATATTGATGTAATTGTTGACGGTAGATATATGGATAATTTAAGGGATGACACATTAGCTTTTAGAGGTAGTTTAAATCAAAAGATATTATATAAGGGAAAAGATTATTAAAATATAAAATGGAGGAATAAAATAATATGTCAGATAAATATCGTGGTTTTAAAGCGGTTCCAAGAATGTTTGATGAGGATATTAAACCTCTTTATCCTA